GGGCAATCAATACCTTCGGAAAGAATGCTGTAGTGAAGAAGAATAAACTTCTTAGAGGGGTCACTACCGTAGGTCTTCAAGGTATTGAAAAACTCTTCTCTGGTAACCTTTTGATTGTTGATAAAAGAACCATATTTGGAAGTAATCCAGAGAACTTCATAACCATAAGACTGAACCTCGGTCATAAATTCAGTCTCAGCAAGCATACGAATCAAAACTTTAGTATTTGGAGCTGCTACAAGAACCTTCTGCATATTATCCTCATTCAGAATTGTATCCAAAAGAGTCATGCAATCACGCTCAGATGCAAACTCTTTGTCACGATCAGACTTAATCTCTTGAGCAAGAATCTGAGGAGGAACAATAAAACCACCAGAAATCATCTCAGGTGCAGAAATGTTCACAATCATTTGACCATAAACCCTACCCCAGTTCATTCCAGGTTTATTGAACTGTGAAGAATACTTTGGTGTTGCAGTATAAGAATAAAAACGCTTTGAGATCTCAGACAGTTTCTCTACAAAAGGAAAAAAGTTCTTCTGTACAGAATTATGTGCTTCATCAAGATGTGCAGTGTCAATCTCAATATCAGACTCAATCAAACGATGAAGAGAGTGATAAGTTGTAAAAATCAACTTATGACCAGGAGTGTTATGAACCCACTTGCGAATTACACTGGGGTTTGTAGAAGATTGATGTATTGTGTCTCCACTGTGACAATGAAAAACAGAAGCATTAGTAATAAATTCCAAATACTCATGAGACAACTGATTAGCAAGCATCAGTCGTGGAGCAACTACAACCACTGTTTGATCTTCTTCTTGTTCAAACTGCTTCATGGTATCAAAAACACCAATCAGAGTCTTACCTGCACCAGTCACAGCACAGATGATACCCTTGTCATGCTTGATCATCATGCTGACTGCATGATCCTGATGAGGTCGGAGTTGAATCACAGAGTTCATTGCGTATGAGACTATTATAGCAGAAGACCGTCCCTGATGCGATTCAGTGGACGGTCTCTTAAGTGTCCTATAAAGCTTTAGAATCTCATCTTCAACCGGGACAAAGGTAGTCTACAGGGTTTTTAGTATAGTGTCAAGCTTGTAGATCCAACACCAGTAACAGTGAAGGTTAATACATTACCTGATACTGTAATCTGTACTGGATTAGTAACTCCAATACCACTTGTAAATCCACCTTGAGATGTTGTAACTCCAGAAACATTAAGTCTTTGTGATGTTAATTGAGTGGTTGTTGTAATACCAAGAGTTGAATTTCCAGTAACATTAAGAGTGCTTACAGTTGCAATACCACCCACTACATCTGTTGAAGTACTGGCAGTTCCTGTTAAAGAACCACTAAAACTTATTGCTGTTATAATACCAGTGCTATTAATATTGGTGATATTGGCGTTTGTTGCAGTAAGATTAGATGCTTGAATAATTCCAGATGCTCTTACTCCACTTGCGGTAATAGCAACACCAGGACCAAATAAAGGATCTCCTCCAACAAAAAACTCATAAGAATTGCTGGAAATAGTGCTTGTAGAAATTCCAAGTCTTGATAGAGTTGTAATACCAAGATTTCCTGTTAAAGATCCATTAAATGTAATATTTCCAGTTACATTCAGATTATTAGAAACATTTAAGTTACTATCAACTGTTGTGATACCAGTAATATAGGAATTTCCTACAACATATAATTTGCTTGTTGGATTGGTGACACCAATACCAAGTCGTCCATCATATGTCAGTGACATAATTGGACTTGAAGGATTTTGTCCATAAATCCAATGGAAAGCACCAGTTCCTAATCCTGCAGTGCCATAATCAAGATAATAGTTGACATTTCCAGTATTTGAGTTTATAATATCTAAAGATGTTGGAGTGCTATACAAATAGAATGTATTTGTATTTCCTGTCCTTACCTCTGCACTTCTACCGATACCAATCGTAGCGACATTATTAGTGCTGATTACACGAATTGAAGAAATACCTGTCTTATTAACTTCAATATCTGCTTCTGGAAGTGTGGTGGTGCCTACTCCAACTTTTGCAGGATAACCAACAACATAAAGTGCTTCAGTGACTGTTGCAATTCCAGTTGAAGTAAATCCACTGTTTACAGAAGTAACAGAAACTGTTCCTGAAGGTGCTAAATTTGTTGCAGTTGTAGCAGTTCCCGTTAGGTTTCCTACAAAAGTATTGGCAGTTATAATTCCAGAAACAATGATGTCTGAAGGAAGTCTAGATGTGCTTAATGTGCCTGATGTGATGTTATCGGCATTAATGGCAGTGATACCTGCACCAGATCCTACAAAAGATGATGCTGTAATTATACCTGATAATCTAATACTTGATGGAAAAAATGAAGTGCTTAAAGTTCCAGATGTTATATTAGAAGCATTAAGTAGGGATATATTAGATCCAAATCCAGAGAAAGATGTTGCTGTGATTATTCCAGCACTGTAAACATCACCAGTAGAATTAATTCCAATACCTGAAGGATATACAAGAGGATTTGCTCCTACTTGTAGTGAAAATACAGGACTTGTAGTTGCTATTCCAACTGTTCCAGCAGCGTAAATACTAGAAACTCCTGCCCCTGGATTTACATCAATCCATTGAGATGCTGGTAGATTTGATAATTTAGAACCATCTCCATAATAAGTTACAACTCCAGAAGTGGCAGTTATAATTCCTGAAGTTAATGATGTGATTCCGATATTAAGAGTTCTGAGAGTTGCTAGTCCAACACTTAAATTGGTAATATCAGCGTTTGTTGCGGTAACTAATCCAGTAACTCTTGCGTCTCCATAAACATTCAACAAATAATCTCTAGGTATTGTTGTTCCAATACCAACTAGACCATTTGCATTAACAATGAAGTTATCATTATCAACCTGAACTCCATTCCTAAAATTAAATGACTTGTTATAATTTGTCATCTCGGAGACTTTTTAGTTATTTATGAAACTCTCATAATGAATGCAAGAGCATAATATGGAGGTCTGTTTTCGTGTGCTTGACCAAAAGATTGATTTCCACTACTGTCTATTGGAGGTCCACTTAATCCAACATTACACTCTCCAGTTGCCCTTTCTAATACATAATCTCTTTTTTCTTGTGTATCACCACTTCCCCCAAAACCATAACTTGAAATGTGCTGAGTTGGAGCTTGACCTAATTCAGATTTTCCACCTTCACTCCCTTGATATCCGCTAGTAGATGCAAGGAAGTGTCTATGATTTGGAGTTTGACTAGTAGTTAGTGTTACACTATTTTCACCACCAGTAGCACCAACACCATAAGCACTTCCAGCACCTACAATAAATCTATCTTGTAGATTTGGAGTGCCATTGGCACCATTACAATTATGAACTATAAATCCATTTGCAACAAAACTATGAAGACCTTCAACTTTTATATCATATCGCTTATGAAAACGACTGCTATTTCTTTTACTAGGAGATAGATTGCAAATCTCTACAACAGAAACATATTGTTCTGTTGGTTTATTTTCTATAAAACTAATATCTTCTAGCAAATATGGAATTGAATGAAGGTTTTCGGGAAGTTTATATTTCATAGATGGGTGAATATATGGTGCGATCATCTCTAAAAATTTAATAGTTGATTTATAATCAAATCTTATAAATCTTCCCTTTGTATTAGGTCTATTGTATGGAATTGCATTTATTCCATATGAAGAGTTAAACCATTCAATAATTAACTGTAATTCATCTTCATCGAATCCTTCTGTATGAATCTGTGCTCTTACCGTTGGAGTAGCAGACCTAACATCTACTTGAAGATTTCCATCATCCATATACCAATATGCTAATCCAATTGGTCCAAGTTCTCTCAACACTTCTTTTCTCACCTTTCTCCCAGACATCATAAGTTCATATGTATCTGGAGAAAAAGTTTTTAATGCTAAACAAGTTCTTAAATATTTTTTGCCCACCCCATATCCATTGCCTGCCTGTATGTGTTCTTTTAAATTTATTCCTAATTTTTTTGTAGTATCACTAATATATTCTTCTTGAGATTTTCCATGAGATAATCTAAACACTCCCATTTCGTCAATACTTCCATCTCCAAGCCATTGACCTAGAATTGATTGATGTCCTGCATTGGTGAGAGTTGGTTGATGTATAAGGACTTTATCTCCAGAGTTTATTTTATCAGCAGTTACCCATCCCCTATCAACAACCCAAACTGGATGGTCTCTAGTTACATCAAGACTTCTTTTTTGACCTAATTTAGAATTTCCTCTAAAAATCTTAAGTCTAATATATTCATTTTTATTACTTTCATTAACAAACCAGTCTACAACTTTCCTTGGCTCGATTAAACCAGTTGTTTCGTTGAACGCCATTACTTCAACTTGTAACTTATTATCAACAATTTCATCAATCCTTTTTGTGGAACCATCAGATAGTAAAACTTCACTATCTCCGGTCATACACAACGCCCAACCAGTAGGAATAGATGCTGTGCTTCCAGACCACATAATAATTCCACCAACTGGAATTGTTCCAGATGCTTTACTTCCAAATGTATCTCCTAATAAAGTTGCTTGTGTAACTGACATTTCTTTATCTCCTTATATTAGTATTTAATCACTGGAAGCATTCCAACATATGGTGGAAGGTTTGCATTGGTTGCATTTCCTGGGGTTCCTGCGTGAGTCACTGTGATGTTTGCATATCCAGTTCCACTATTTTGATTGCTAGTGTTACTGCCACCACCACCAACGGAATTACCCGCACCATAAATTTGATTGTATAGTGGGTGAGAGTGTCCAGAATCATAAGCAGTATGATTATGATAAGGAACAATCGCATCAGCACTACCACCAGTTGCTCCAGGCACAGCAGAATAACCTGCAAAGTTATTAATCAGATTTGGAAGTCTTCCCGTAGCACCATAAGTGGATCCTAAGAAGTTACGAAGATTTTGGAGAAGAGCAGCATTAACTCCTTGGAATGTGCCACTGGTAGGAATGTCTCCACCATTACAAATTAGATATCCTTCTGGTGCATGATAAGTTGTTGCTCCAATTGTTGCACTACCACCCGTTGCAGTATCGGCAGAAGATGCTGCCATATAGAAGAAAGATCCAACTGGAGTGCCAGGTGCCCACTTAACACCAGTTGCTTGAGTATCATCTGCAGTTAATACTGTACCATTTGCACCAACTGCAAGTCTTGCAGCAGTGTTATCTCCAGTAGCAACAAGAATCTGTCCTTTAGTATCCCAATCAATATTAGAAATCAGAGATCCTTGACCGCCAAGAGCAATAATGAAGCAAGAAACTCCAGATGCAGGAGCAGTTGTAAATCTAATTGTGCTTGTATTTGCACCACCAGAAGTTACAATTATGAAGTCTGTGCCTGGTTTTTGAATAACACCACCAACAGATACAATCAAGTTTGCGGAACTTCCAGCAGGAATGAATGCTGTGCCTGCAATACGAAGGGTAAAGTCTGTAGTAGATCCATCGAATGACCCAGAAATATCATCACAAACTAAAGAGTTTCCAAGTGGGAAATCGCCAGAAACTGATGCAGAGTCTGCAGGGACATACCCTAAAGCATTCTGCACCTCGCGGAAGGTAATAAAGTCTTGGTTGCCATCAGCACGAAGCATTTTGAATGTTGGTGTGCCATTCAAAGTTGCACTTTGTGGTGTAGTTGCTTTGAACTTTGGTGATGTAATACCTTCTGAACCAGAAACAGTAAGAGTGCTTCCAATACTTGCATTGCCAGTTACAGTTAATCCTAGAGAAGTGACAGTCTTAGCAACTCCAACGCCACCTAAGACTCTTAATGCACCTGTTGAGGTTGAGGTTGAATCTGTAAGACTTGAAAGTAAAACACTTCCAGTGAAAGTGGAATTACCTCCAACATTTAAGTTTTCACCAACTCCAACACCACCTTTAACAGTCAGAGCACCCTTACCACTTGAGTCTGATGTTGTAGTGTTTGTAACTCTAACCTGACCACTGAAAGTAGAAGTATCTTTGCTTCTGATTTGCTTGTTAAATGTGACAGGTCCATCAAACTGAGAAAGAACTGTGCCAGAATCTCCACCTTCAACAAGAAGTCTTTCTTTAACAGTTACTTCATCATAAACAACACTTGACTTGGAAGGATCTTCACCAGTTACAGTTGGTGATGGAATATCATAAGAAATGACCTCACCAGATGATGAAGAAGTTTTTGTATTTCCACTAAAGAAGTCACCACTGTTATTCATTCCAGTGTATACAACAATACCACCTGCTCTTTCCTGCGACTGAACTAAGAAGTCTTCTCTTTCAGTCAGTGACTTGACTTGAACTTGTGGTAAACCTGTGGAATAGTTACCTGGACCATATCCAAGATATTCAAAAGTATGTCCAGAAGCACGGAGAATTGAAGGTCTACGGAATTCAACTGCAATTGGATTAATCTTACGAATTAGAGAATCGGCATCATGATTTTCTTTACGAGTTCCAAGAGCACCGCGAATTACTGTGAATTGATAATTGTTACTTGAAGAAGTAATTCTCATAATTTCATTATCAATCTGAATATAAGATCCCATTGGGAACCTTGCAGCAGTGCCAATTCCAGAATTGATTGATGAAATGACTACTGTAGTTGCTGAAGCATCATCAGAGATTGCTGTTGAAAGTTTTACAATCTCATTTTCATAGAATGAAACTTGACGAATACCGAAGTTTTCTTCTCTTGCGTCAGAAATTGCTTCATTAGTAGAATATCCATGCTTGAGAATGAAACCATCTGTAGCACTTAAAGACTTATTAGTAATCGCAGTGAATGTATTAACACCAACTCTTTCCTCAACAACATAATCACCTAGATTATTATTAGCAGAGTTGATAACTCTAAACTTGTTACCCTTCAACAATCCGTGAGGAGTTTGAGTTGTAAATGTAGTAATACCTGTTGTAGAACTATAAGGTCTTGCAGTAATCTTAGATGATGGTCCAACTATAAATGCATATTGACCTACAATTGGAGTTGGATCTCCAGCAGTCTTGGCAACAGATACTTGAGTTTGTGAATTAACTGCACTGATTCTATAGTATCCATCAGTTACAGTGCCAACACCAGTGACCTGAACTACATCATCAATACTTGTTGTAATACTTGAAGTTGAAATAGTATAAGTTGCATTATTATTTCCCGCCCCAATTACTAAAGAGTTTGGTCTAAGTACTTGCCCGTTTGTATATCCAGATCCTCCCGAAATAATCGTTATAGAACTTACATTTCCACCAGATTCTACAACTACTTTTGCAGTTGCCCCTCTCCATTCACCTGTAAGTGCATCATCAATTAAAAGTTTTACATCATAATATGTGCCAGGATTATAATTTGCATTTACAGTATTTAAAGTTCCACTAACAATTCTACCAAGTCCGTGTCTTCTTCCAAAAGTAAGAGTTGCACTTGAAGTAGAAGAAGAAACTGATGTTATTGACTGCCCTACACCCAAAACACTAGAAAGTTTATCTATTGTTTCTCTAGTGATACTTTTCTTCAAATCACTTGTATTTGTATCGCCAATTGGAGCACGAAGAGCAAATGTCTTTGCAGATTGTGGGTTTGCTTCAATGTTATCTCTATCCAATTGAGGATAAAGATCTACAGGACTTTGTGAATACTCAAGATTAGTAAATTCTTCTGTAATCTTATTACTTGCATTTAACACATAAAGATGATAGATTCCATCTTGAGACCCCTGCACATAAGGTGAGATAACTTCATTACGATAAACGTATAGATTTGACTGCCAATCATTTCTTTCAAATCTTGGCAAGTCTCTAACTTGATCTGCAGTTGTTCTGGAGTTAATATCGTTTGTGCTAGTCGATCCTGGTGTATGTGTTTTTCCATTTACATCAATTACAGAATGTGTAAATGACATATCATCAACAATTGATGCAACAGCAAACTTACCATTATATCCACGATCATAAAGACCACTTGGATTGCTGCTGTCAGTTACATTACGAATGACGACTAAATCACCAACATTGAGTCCGTGAGGAAGTGATGTTAGGACAGTAACAGTGGTAGACGCTAAAGTGCAAGTTGTAATAAATCTTGGATTCTTATTATACTCAAAGTCCGTGCTTGCAATACTAGTTCTAGTAAAATCACCCGCTCTCGCACCTGTTGTGCTAGATTCCTGAAGAATAAAACCATCTTCTGGATCTTTAGCACCAGATAATTCTTTTGGAATTACAACTCTTACCTTATAAACCTTCTCATCTAGACTACGATCATCAACAATTCTCTTTACATAAGTAAGATCGGTTGTTTCAGATAATCCCGCAACTCCAAGAGTATTCAGTTGATTATAAATTTGGTTTGCATTATTTACAATAATATACCAATTTCCTGCTGTCGCATCAAACTGTATTGGAGACCCAATATCGCCTGCAGATTTATCAGAAACTCTACTGTAAACTTTCAGTTGAGTTCCTCCATAAATTGACAATCCCTCATTGTTAAGAGCATTCGTAAATGATGTTGCTAACTTAATTTGTGTAGAATTAACTCGAATTGCATAGTATACAATATGTGGGATTACATTCTCAGGTAAATCTCCACTTTCACTATTAATGATGATTCTTTCACCAGTTGAAATTGTGTGAGTTCCTACTGTTAAAGTTGAAGATGATACACTCGAAACATCATAATCTTTATAAGAACTTGTTACACCATCCTGCATATAAATGTCTGCAGAATATTCAGTATTATTGATTGAGAGATAAAGTTTATCTCTGTAACGAGCACCAATGCGATAACCTTGAGTAACACTTACAGGTAAACTATCTGCAGCGTTTAAACCGTAGAGATATAAGTGAGTTGAAACACCCACAGAAGTTGTAAGTCCAACATCAATTGACAACCATTCAATATCTTCTTCTACTGTAGTGTCAATGTCTCTTGGAGGAATGATAGATGTAATAAAGGCATTATTATCTTTATCGAATGCTTCTGCCTTGAATCCTTCAGAGTTAAGTGATATCTGACCAAAGTTTGAGTTTGAGTTGGTGATAGAAGCGTCACCACCAGACTCAATATCAAAATGCTTATTAAATCCAATTGCAAAGACTGATACTATCTGAATGAAGGAATCATTGGAAACCTTAATGTGACTTGTTTCCCACCCTTGTCTATAAATTGCATTAGGATCTAAGTGATAAACTTTTGCAGTATCTGTTTGTGATGCTCCTGTTGGTAGTGCTCCACCATAAACAGTAGAATAGTTTACACCAGCATAAGTTCTTGTTATTGGGTCATATTTTACAAATGCACGGTCATCTTTTTGAAGTGACACAGCGGTAAACTGTGCAACAACCATTGAACGGAATCCTGATGCTCTTCTACCATCAGCGTGCATTCCATTCATACCCCAGACAGATCTGAGGGAACAGTTAAAGATATAAGGAGATGCACCAGATACGGTATCAGTCTCAACAGTTACTGTTGCTCCAGTCACCACCGGAGTTGGATCTAGAGTAATTGGGAATGTCTCAAGTAAGTATGTAAATGTAGTTGCACTCAGAACATTTTGTACCTTGGTTGAAATATTATATTCTGGAGTGCTAACTCCTTTAATTTTGATGGGAGTATTTACAGTTAGATTATGATATTCTGTTGTTGTAACTGTGACTAAGGTAGTTGCAGTTGTGCCATTTCCAGAAATAACCGACTGAATATCAATTGGATCAGATGCAAACGCTCCAACGATTTCCCATTCGGGTGCCATTTTTGCAAAGTCTTCATCACTTTCAGGAAACTTTGCATTTACTGGAATTGGGCGATATGAATTAAAAGCATTTGATAGTTTGCTATAATACATATCAAGGTCAGTCAGACCATAGGTGCCGACTTCATTTACACCATCAGCATATTCAAAACATGTGAGTTTATGGTGTGAGAATCTTGGAACTGACTGATAATTGCTTGTAAAAAATGATGGGTGAGTATAAACTAAACCAGAATCATCAGCATCAAAGAATGAAAACTGCCAGAAATAACATGCTCCAGTAACTCTAAAAATTGCAGACTTTCCTACTAGAGGGTCTGTTGGGTTTGGAACATATTTTGGTCTGACTTTTGTTTTTCTTAAATCAAGACCAACAATTGATGTTCCTCTAGGTATAATGATACCACCATTGACACTATTAAACTTATAAAGAATATTATCTTCTTGTGTTAGGTCAAAATTAGAATCTAATTCTAAAGATAATGTTGAGAGTGCTGGAGTTCCTGTGCCGCCAGTTGGAGGAACGGCATATGCAGTACCACCATTATCATAAATGGCAAAACCAGGTCTATTATCAATTAGGTGCTCGCCAGGGAAGACAAGAATTGTCGTTTTTTCTACTAAGTCATTACCTTTTCCATTCACAAAAGAAAATCTTGCAGATTCTAAAAGTGCTCTCTGAATAGTCTTGAAAGGTTGAGCAAGCGAATTTCCAGTATTAGTAATCGAATCTGTAGCGTCTAAATCGTTGGGATTTACATATAATGTGCGCCCATCGGTATTCTTAATAAAATTCGATAATTTGTTAAGGGGCATCGGATTATGACTTCTTAAGATATTGCTATCTTTTATTTATGAAGTCAAATCACCACCGTCAAAATCAATTTCGTCGTCTTCTGGAAGGTCTTCTGGATTTTCTAATTCTACTGGAAATAGAAATGGATGTGCTTCTTCATCTATAAGGTAGAATGAAGATCTATACAAGTCTTCTGGATCATATGTGCGATTTTTATCTGCTTCCCTACACAAGTCTTGATCGTATAAGTGACCTTCAGGCATTTCGTCAAATGTAAAGGGAATGTGATTGATGAAGTACATTTTTACGATCATAGTGCCGTCATTATACCAACAATATGCGTGATCGATACGATAAGACATAGGGGGTTTTCCCATATCTTATATTTATTTTTTATTCTTACCCCTGTAAGTATCTGTTTGAGCGTGACAATTGGGGCACAAGATACGAAGATTTTCTAAACGATTATCGTGATGGTTGCCGTTTATATGGTCAAGTTCAATCGGTGCTGGTTTTCCATTCCATTCAGTTATGCCACAGCACTCACACTTGTGTTCTTTAAGACCTTCTGCGATTAAACGACCTTTTAATTTAAAAGATTGAACCACAGAATTTTCTATCAAGTATTCTTCAATAGGTCTCTTTGGACCAATAACTTTTCCCCTGTTCCAAGCTTGACCAGTAAAATGAGATATATCAATATTTAATTTTTTAATTCTTCTATTAGTTGTTTGGTAATTCCCACCAGCAGGAACTATATCAAGTTTTTCTAAAACTTGCCTAATACTAGTTGATTTTTTTACTGCTTCACGAAGTTCTTGTTCGCTATAAGTATATCTGCTATTCATTTAAATAGTAAACGCTATTACTATTTATAAAGTTTACTATTTTAAGTAGGGCGAGCGAGACTTGAACTCGCACGAGCATACGCTCAACAGATTTTCTTACCACTACGACTTTCGCCGCCTCATAGAGTTTGTGGTCTGGACTATACCTTCACCATACTTTTCAGTTTAGGTGCTCCCCGTCTAGTCTCTACACCTTCATCTTACGATGCTTGGCTCGGGATTGCCATTTTAAAGGTTTCCCCGAATTTGAGGAGGGACACTCATAAGGTTTCCCAAATGAGGCTCAATTTTCATAAGTCTGGTGTGTCTACCGATTCCACCACCGCCCCATAGAAGTATTCAGTTGTAAGACCATTATAACTCAAAGAGTTGTAGTGGTCAAGAATGCCGTGTGTTTGTGAGACTAAATCAAAACTGTTTGATAGATGCCCCACTGGATTCTATCATAAGTTTTGAACCACGGCAAGTGCAGGTTGTCAGGATTGAACTGACCTCTGCCGATTTATGAGATCGGTCCCTTCAACCAGATGGGTAAACCTGCACGATGGTTCTGCAGAGAATTGAACTCCGTTCAGACACTTATAAGGTGTCGGCCTTAACCAATAGGCGACAGAACCATAAAAACCCAAATCAATTATAGAGGATTTGGAACTCTTTGTCAAGGTGCTTCGTTGTTTAATTCAGTGTGTATTCGTATGAGATCATCATCGGCAGGCATCATAACCACTGCCTTTCCATTCTCATTCACAATACCTATGTGCTCTCCACCTTCTACTCTTTCAATCAGTTCATCGAACCTTTCCTGAAACTCTTCCACCGTGAAAATTTCCATTCTTTTCTTTGAGGATATTTATATTGTAGCATCATTCGCCATAAACCGCAAGATCTGCGTATTCAATTTGCTCAAAGTCAAGATTTTTAGTCACAACTTCAAGAACATTCATAAACTCTTGAACGGTATCACACTCTACCAGACGCTCGCTTCCTTGGTCACTCAGGAGAAGGAAGGTGCGAGTGCAGACATCAATTACAATACCCTGTACAGTTTCTTGTGCAGTGCTCATTCAGTATTCCGCTGATTATCCCCATATTATAGGGGATCAGGGGTTGGGTGTCAAGAGGGGGGTCTGAATCCAATTTTGTACTTCCACTAAAACCGTGTTGGTGACGATTACTTGCTCCAGTGGTTGTTTTTGCTTCATCTCTTCTTGGTCTAGTTGAACTTCCACCAGAAGTTTCCTGGGTAATTTCTACACCAGTATAATTGTGAGTGTGATCTGGTGAATCATCACCAGTTGTTCCAGAAAAAGAGTGATTGTGATATGGTAAGGGAACTGCTCTTGAAGCAAATACTGCAGTAAAATCACTACCATCAACTACTCCACCACCAGATCCAGTAACTATTCTTAACGCTGCATTATTATATGCAACATTAGATTCTTTGACCCATCCTGTTGGTGCATTTGCTTGAATAAATAGAATCCTTGTTCCAACTTCAAATGTGTCACCAGCAGCACCACCGCCACTAACATTCTTCCAAGAACCAGAATCTCTAATGTAAATAGGCATGATATTATAATATCATCTTTTTTTCGTATTTAGTCACAATCCAAGTAATCCTTTAAGTTCTTCTACAGTTAATCCAGATAATGCCAATTTTTCTTCGGGACTTAATACTGCAGGTGGTGGAAGTTCTTCAAGTACCCAACCATTATTCCAAGTCAATTTATATCCCTCCGTAACTTCTGGTGGAACTTCTTTTGTTGAATTGTCTGGTTTTTCTATTGGATTTAAATTCTCTATAACTTCTAGAGTTTTAATAGAATAATAAATTCCTCTTGCATCTTCAACAATATCCCAAGAAGTTCCATTAAAAATTTGTATTTGATTTGACTCGCAAGTTGGTGGTTTAATATCGGTTGCGTGTGCCGGAATGAGAAATACACCAGGTTCTAGTGGAGATGGATCTGCTTCAGATTCAAAATAAAAATACTTATAATCTGGGTGATAATTGTATATTTTCATAGTTTTTTATTAGTATTTAATACAGGCAAGAAGACCTAAGTATGGTGGAAGGTTTGCATTGGTTCCTGATGAACCTGCATAATCAATATACCCCCTACCTATAGAAGAAGCTCCAGCATCTGAAAAATGTGGACCATTTGATAATCCATCAATAGCATCATTAGTAGGAAATGAAGCAACACGATTTCTTGAAATCATAAGTCCTTTATACGCACCTGGAGATGTAGGTGTAACTCCATGAGTGTGAGAAACCACAATGGCATCAGCACTACCACCAGTTGCTCCAAGCGCATATGAAGATCCAGAACCAACTGAGAATCTATTTCTTAAATCTGGTAAATTAAATGTTGTACTACCATCACCAGCACCATATGTGGTTCCTAAAGCAGTAAATAAAGCACTGTAAGTAGTTCTAGAAATTGCAGCGCCATTTGCAGCCAAATATCCAGTAGGGGCACTGGCGGCAGCATAATAAATGACAGTTCCTGCTGGAACATTTGAAAATGTAATATTTGCAGTTCCTGTAAATGGACTTGTCGCTAAAACTGAACCACCAATAAAATTAACAGTTGTAATTCCAAGTTGAGTTCCTACAGTTGTACCCTCTTCTTGGATAGTAATACCAGCAATTGCAGGAGATCCTCCACCAGTTACAGAAGACCAAGACCAACCACCACTACCATTTGCAGTTAAAACATAATTTGCAGTTCCAGTTCCACCGGTGCTATCTTGTATTTGTGTTGGTTTTATTTTACTTACTGTTAATAAATCTGTAGAAGGAGTATAAGTAATACCAGAATCTACTAGTACTGTTGTAATGCCACTAGTGGTACTAGATAAAACTAGATATCTAGGACTACTAGAATTATCAAATGTTACATTAAGACTTGATGCAGATCCTACAGAGATTGTAGTTGGATCAGACCAAACAGGTGCATTAGTTGTGTCGTTCCAGGTGAGAATTCTACCATTAACATTTGGATCTGCTAAAAATGTAGTTACATTAGGACTTGATTGATAAGGAATAGAACCTGCTGTACCACCCTTAAGGTTGGTAGCGATTCCAGCATTGTCGGCATAATTCGCTCTATCTACGGTTAGATTGGTTGGATTTACCCAAGAGGGTGCTGAAGTACCGTTGGATTGCAACAACTGTCCTGTAGTACCATTAGGAATGAATGAAGTTGTATTTGCTGCTGTCTGATAAGGAATTTGGGAAGCAAGACCACCCTTAAGGTTGGTAGCGATTCCAGCATTGACGGCATAATTTGCTTTGTCGGCAGTTAAACTACCTGGACTTACCCAAGAAGGTGCCGAAGCACCATTAGACTGTAGTAGTTGTCCTGAAGAACCTTGACTTAGCAATTGAGTATCATTATTTGATGCTTGATATAAAAGTTGATTGGTTCCATTAATTTCTAGATCAGTTGCTAATCCTGCTCTAGTAGCATAATCTGCTCTAGAAACGCTTAATCCACTTGGAGTGACCCAAGAAGGTGCTGAGGTGCCATTAGATTGTAATAGTTGTCCTGTAGTACCATTAGGTATGAATGCTGTAGTGTTTGCTGCTGTTTGATAAGGTATTTGGGAAGCAATACCACCTTTAAGGTTGGTAGAGATTCCAGCATTGTCAGCATAATTTGCTCTATCAGCACTTAAACTACCTGGACTTACCCAAGAAGGTGCCGAAGTGCCATTAGATTGCAATAACTGACCTATAGTACCATTAGGAATGAATGAAGTTGTATTTGCTGCTGTCTGATAAGGAATTTGAGAAGCAGTTCCACCTTTAAGGTTGGTAGCGATTCCTGCATTGTCGGCATAATTTGCTCTCGTTGCTGTGTCAGCATTACCACTAACAGCACCTACAAAGTTATTTGCATAAACATTATTCCATTTATTGCTAGGAGAACCTAAATCTCTAGTAGTACCACTAGGGATAATATTACTATCTACTGTTGCTGCAAAAGAAACTTTATCAGAACTGGCATCGCCTATAGTTACATTTCCTTGGAATGTTGTAATTCCAGATACTAATAAATTACCCGATGTTAATAAATTTGTTGAAGGATTATAAGTTACACCAGCATCAGTATAAACACTTTCATAATCAAACGGATTATTATCAGAATCTACAAAAGTTAGATAGTGAGTTGCATTAGTGCTTCTAGTTACAGTAGCAACTTTATCTGAATTAGCAACGGTTGCTGTTGAAAAATTAACACCAACGGAAGTAATACTAGTTACAATACCTTGAGAATTGACACTAACGACAGGAACAGTTATTGAATTTCCATAAGTTCCTGATGATAATCCTATAATATTTTTTAAAGAACCTCTTAGTATAACATTTGCAGTTCCATCAAATGATACTGCTGATGCAGTAACATCACCAGCGTTAATACTTGTGTTGTTATTTCCATTAATACTAAAATCTCTAGCATTTAATAACTTAGTTGCCGTATCAGCATTTCCGGTAATACTACCTACAAAAGTCTTAGCATAAATGTTGTTCCATCTTAAAGTAGATGAACCTAAATCATAAGTATCTGTTACAGAGGGAGTTATACCAGTTCCTACTCTTGATGTAAACGATACTGTATCGGAAGTGGCATCACCAAAAGTTACATTAGCATTAAATGTTGAATTACCCTCAAATGTTGAAATTCCAGATACTCTTAAATTAGTTGGAGTAAGTATATCTGTTGATGGGTTATAAGTTACGCCAGCGTCAGTATATAAAAATTCATTAGATCTAGTTACATTGTTGGAATCTACAAAAGTTAGGAAATAAGATGAAGTACCAGTGGTTGTACCTGAAGATACTTGAGATGCTGAATCAGCGTTTCCAACAACAGCACCTACAAAAGTCTTAGCATAAATGTTGTTCCATCTTAAAGTAGATGAACCTAAATCATAAGTATCTGTTACAGAGGGAGTTATACCAGTTCCTACTCTTGATGTAAACGATACTGTATCGGAAGTGGCATCACCAAAAGTTACATTAGCATTAAATGTTGAAACACCAGAAACAACCAATTGATCATCAATTGTAGTAGTTCCGGCAAAAGAATCAATTATTAGATTTCCTGTTGAAGTATCAATTTCATTATCACCAGAAACACCAATTTGAATATTATCAATTGTCGCTCCAGCATTAGCGTCAAGTAATCCATCAAATGTACTAACACCAATTACTCTTAAATTTCTGGTAGTTGTAAGTCCAGAAACTCCTAGTGTTGCAATTGTTGCAATTCCAGTAACAAGTAAATCTTTTGTAGAAGTTAATCCAGTAAAATATCCATTTCTAGCAAAAAGTTCATCATAAAAAATATCATCAAGAACGTATAAATCTCCACCAACATACAAGTCACCACCAGTTGTAGTGATTCCACCAGCAGTCGCTAAACTGACTTGCCCTCCAACATTTAATCTCTTTTCAATTCCAACTCCACCCTCAGTGATAATGGATCCAGTATCCTTACTTGTAGATTCTGTTGCATCATTAACATAAACCGCATCATTAATTTGAGTGGTTCCTGCACTAGAATCAATAATAAGATTTCCAATGTTCGTGCTAACTGTATTAGTATCTAACTTAATATTATCAAAAGTTCCTACGCCAGTAACATTTAAGTTATTAACATTAACTTGAGAAGTAAATGTTGAAACGCCAGATACATTTAAGCGATTTAGAGTTGTTGACTGATAAACTTGAAGATTTTGAGTTGTTGTAAGACCAGTTACACCTAAATCACTATTAATATTTACTTTTTGTAAAAATGTTGATACACCAGTTACATAAAGTTGAGATACATCAACTCCTCCAACAAACTTAGAAGCAGTTACAACTCCTGTAAAAAACGCACTTGTTCCTGTTACGAATCCAATTGTACTGACACCAGTAACTAAAAGGTTGCGAGTTGTTGAAGTTCCAGATACTGCAAGAGTTGAAGTTGTCGTAAAACCAGTTATATTAAGATTATCAATGGTTGTACCACCCCTGAAGGATGATATTCCTAAAACATCTAATAAAACTTTTGGTTGTGTACTTCCAATTCCAACTCTACTATTAACGTCATCATATACAAAGTTGGAAGCACCATCAACTAATCCAGCATTATTATGAAACTGAACGTTTTGATATGTACCACCAGCACCTGCCCTAATTGTATTTTGATTTACCCAAGATAATCCACCAAAATTATTTTTTGTTATAATTTGAGTACTAGTTCCAGGTTGATTATTATAATCATAAATTGTACCCGTAAGTCTCAAATCACCTTGAAGATGAAGTTCTTGTGTTGGATCTGTGGTTCCAATTCCAACAGAACCAATACCGGTTGTTGTAATTACCTTTCCACCAGCACCGACATTGATTCTATCCCCAGCAGATAAAAGACCTATAGAAGAGTCGAACTTTAATTTTGAAGATGTTGAAAATTCATTGGCAGTATTAAATAAAATTTCTTGATTATTTCCTGGAGAAAATACTCTAATTGTAGCAAGATTACTAGATGCTATTGAAACTGATGCTGATACTGCCGCTCCAACAAAATTAAGTTGAGTTATGCTACTTAATGTTCCAACAAGACTTCCTTCATCGAAAACGCTGATTGAACCTGGTATGATTCCACCTTGGTTAGGAATCCAATATCTCTCACCAGAAGGACTTCCTTCAACAGAAACCACAATGAATTGTTGACCTGGAGGTACAGGTTTTGCTACTACAGAAGAAGGTCCAACTACTGGATCTCCAAGATTTGGTTCTGCATTTTCAATAGATAAGTATCTATATCTATCTGATTGTAACTCGGATTGGGGAGTTAATTTAGAACGCCCAGAAAGATACTTTGGCATAATTATGTGGTACTATTTTCTAGAATACTGCAGATAAATTCCATTTGAAGTGGTCCTACCAAACCACCACTAACGTATGTATGTGCGATTCCAGTGACTGTTCCTGAATTAGTTACAAAGGTTTTAGAGGTTCCCACATCTCCAATGATTGAATCTATAGTGAAAGATTGTTGTGGGGATGGGAAAATTGTAGTGGTAATTCCATAATTTCCAGGAGCACATGTAAATGCCAAACCACTCATTGTAACTTCATCACCAATATTGAAGTTATGGGCGCTAATGGTGGTAACTGTTGTGACTCCTGTAGTGTTATTATATAAACAATTAGTTACTGAAACGATTCCAGATTGAGTTCCTTCAATGACAATAGAATCTGTAACAACGGCAGTTCTTTCTAATACCAATCTACCATCTACAAGTACAATAGCATCGTTTGGTGGAATTTCAGCGTCTTTTATGATTCTATTGTTTCTTGTATTACCAAAAGTTCTCTGTGATGTACTTTTTCTTCTATGTGTGAAAGTGACTGTTGGATATGTATTACCAATTCCAACATTAGATACTTGAGCATACAAAACGATAGCAGATACGCCAGTAGGTGCGGTATATACAGTTTGCTCTCCTGGAGCAACAGGAACTGCAATTGTCAAAAATTTATTAAGTGGTGCTACTGCCATTTTTTACCTCAATGCAAGTATGAGTGGTGTAACTTCTGCTTGAATCGCTTTACTGAAATCTCTTCCTCTAATAGTAGCGGTAGGCTGATTAATTTGAAATCCTTCTCCAATATCAAAATTACCTTTTTGATCCGTACTTGTAAATGGAATTTGTGCTCCATCTAAAGCAACAATTTCATTTGCTTTAATAGGAACACCACCAGTAAATGGTGTCGCTGTATTTATGTCAGTACCAGTACCAATATATTCAAATGAGTGTGAACTGGTAAGAATTCTGCTGATTCTTCTGAATGAGACTTCTTCTCCACCAAATAACTCATATGGAATGAATTCAGTGAACGTAACTGTTGTAATTCCTGCAGAATTTTCTGTTGCTGAATCGACTGCATAATAAATTGGTTTTGTGATTACCTCTGCAGTTGCACTTCCACCATCAATAAAAACTTCAAGATTTTGCGTTGAAAGATAGTTTCTTCCACTATTTACAACATCAATTGCTGCAATTGCACCACTTACTTCATCAATAGTTGGACTTAGTTCGGCGATAATACCTTGTGGACCCTTTGGTTGTTGAGAATTATCAGAACTATCACGAATAATAACAGTTGGTGGAGAAGCAGGACTATATCCACTTCCTCCATTTGTGACTACTATTTCTTGAATATCGACCATAGGTTCTGAAATTATACCACTACCAACAGCATCTGGATAATTTTCCAAATCTATCTTGAAAAATAATGTTTGACCATCGTAAGGTCTTCTTGAGTTTCCTACATTTTCGAAAGTAACAATATCACTACCAGCATCAACACCAGTTTGACCTCTATTCGGAGGATAAGTACCTACGGTTCCTGTAAATTCTGTGGATCCAATTCCAACAGCATATAAACCATAATTACCAAAAGAAGAGTTTGAGTTTGTTAAGTCACAAGATCCACCACTATCACAATAAATTCCAATGTCACAGTTAATTGTAAAGATAGAAACTAACTGAGCGTAACCATTATTTGTAATTGAAACGCCAATGCCATTTTCATTGTATTGAGTAAATGAATCACAAACCATACACTTCAAATCATTACCTGGTGTAGAGGCAGTCGCATGATCGCCATTAATTTTCATACCAATACTGCCAGTCATAAAGTTAGTGCAGTTTCTGATATATGGACTTCTCCATCTACCACTTGGTCCTTCAGTTGCTGGTCCTGGGGCAATATATCCAGAAACAGCATAATCTGCAGGATTAGTTGAGGGGAATGCTACAGCACCACAACCCGGATGATTTACTAAAACACTAGTTCCGGCAAAGTTTATATTTTCAATTAGACATCCTCTTCTAACATGAAAAACATCTTTAGTAACATTTAGTGGTCTAATGGTAACAAGTCTCAGATCTTGTCCTGTTACTGTAACATCAGTGCGAAGACCAATAGGATTATTTTCAGTATAAACACCGGGTCTAATAACGATCGTATCTCCAGGTTCTGCTACTGCCGCTGCACCACCTATAGTTGCTTTTGCATCTCCCTCAAGAAAACCAGTATTTGAGTCATTACCATCTTTTGTAACCCAAATTGTATTTTGTGTTTCAACTCCAGCAGGTCTCCAAGATACACCAGTTCCTACAGAAGCAAGTCTATAATCAGTTTTTCCTACACCAGGTCCTGCAATTTCTCCATTAATATCAATTAGAGAAGAATTGAGTTCAATAGTATTATTGAAAACTGCAGCACCATCAACATTTAAAGTTGCATCTAAGTCAGTAGCACCTTGTACATTTAAAGTATCTCTAAGTGTAGTAGCACCGTCAACGTCTAAAGTATTATTAAGTGTTGTAGCACCATCAACATTTAAAGTTGCATCTAAGTCAGTAGCACCTTGTACATTTAAAGTATCTCTAAGTGTAGTAGCACCATCAACGTCTAGAGTGTTATTAAGTGTTGTAGCACCGTCAACGTCTAAAGTATTATTAAGTGTTGTGGCACCATCAACGTCTAATGTTGAATTTAAAGTAGTAGCACCATCAACGTCTAATGTATAATCAAAATCAACTGCTCCAGTTGCATGAACAGTTCCAGTTATGTCTAAAGTTGTTACTGGATTATTATTCTGTATACCAACTTTAGTCATTCTATAGATATCATTACCTCCATTAAATCCCCATAAGTCTTTAGACTGTATATCAGCAATGAAAGTGGGATTACTTGAATTTGGAATTGGGATAATTGTATCAGTACCTATTCCCAAACTATTAATTTGTTTAAAGTTTAAAACAGTAAATGATTGTGCTATTCCTGCTGTTGGAATATATGTTCCTTCATCTTGTACATATATTCCTTCAGTAAAGTTTGGAGTTCCTGCTATCCAGCGAATTCCACTGGAATCCATATTTAAGTAATAACCATTTATTCCAGGAGAATTTACAGAATCATAAATAAATTCATCAATTTTAACACTTCCTGCTACATCAAGTTTTTGTTCTGGTTCTGTACTTCCAATTCCAACCTTTCCACTAATTATTGCAGTTCCAACTACATCTAATTCTTTTTTTGGAATTGAAGTTCTAATACCAACTCTACTTGTTTCTGTATCTGCTCTTAAAGTTGTACCACCTACACCAACATCAAGTCTTTTTCTTGCTGTTATTATACTTGCACTAATATCCTTATTAAAATAAACATTTTCATAAAAATTAGATGATCCAAAAACTTCTAAATATCCTTCTATCTTTACATTATTAAATTCTATGAGATTATTTTTTCTAAAATCATAATAAAGGGTTCCATAAATGTAAACATCTTTATAAAATTTTACATCTTCATTAAAAAAAGTTTCTAAACCAAAATACTGATTGTTACTCATAACACTGAATCAATAACTGTGCTGACTACATTTTTAACGATTCCACCAACAACTTTATCAATAAAGTCAATACCAACAAAACTTCCTTCAAAAATTCTTTTGGTAAAATCAATACCAAGCAAAGATGGCATGTTTCCACTGGTTCCTTTTATATCTACCTTTTCACCATCAATTAGAATGCGCCCAGAACCACTTTTCATTATAACATTTCTACCTGCCTTAAAGTGAATATCTTCTTCTGATTCAACCATAATATTAGTTGCATACAAACGAATCATTCCATTTGCAGAAATAGAAACATTTCCATTGTTTCCAATAATGACTACATCTTCTCTTCCTTCCTCATTTTTAGATCCTCCAGAAATCTGAATAGTATGGTCATTATAAACAGAAAATAAACCACCACTACTCAAACTAATTGAAGATTGATTATCTCCATTATCGGTTACACCATAAATTTTATAAACATCAGTACCACTCAAACCCATCTGAGGATTTGCAGTGTCAATCCTAAAGTTTGGGTTGAAACTAATTAACTGCCTTTTGTAGATATTTTTGTTTCTTTCTGCCATTTTATGTTGGACAATCTATGGATACTTGAACTTCTTGTGAGAATAGATTTGCTGAAGTTGCATCTGGTGAAGCAGGTATATTTCCAGACTCCTTGAGAGCACCGGTGCTCTTGAGAGCACCTACAACAGGACGCAATATTGCACCAAACCCATTATCAGATTCTATACTAAGTTTTGGAAGACTATTTACAATATTATTTAGAGGTGTAACTTGATAGATACGACCATCAACAATCTGATAATCGTATTCATTTCCAAGATCATCAGTGATAACAGTAGTAAGATCATCATATCCACTTCCACCCTCTTCTACTAATACTTTCAATACAGAGAATTCTGCAATGTTTCCGATTGAATAATTTTCTCCTTCAGAAACCATATAAATGGACTCAACTTCTCCATTTGAATTGATAATAGATCTTGCTACTGCACCGTATCCCTGATCATTATCATCTACAATTTCTATAAATGGTGGGAAGGTATAACCAGATCCAGGATTTGTGAGTTGCACTCCAATAACACTTGCAGTCACATTTCCATCTGGATTAGTGACAAGATTTCCAAAAATTGGAATTGCTGTTGCACCAGATCCTCTTCCTCCAAAAATATTAATTACTGGAGGACTTGCAAATTGTAATGCACCAGTAAAACATTCAGTTAATGCTTCTACACCAGAATTAATAGTATTTGTAATATCACGAATATTAGTGTAAGTACCAACTAGTGAAGTTGCTAATGTTGACACAGATCCAGATGGTCCCCCACCAACTGTCCACTCATTTACAAGACCTTTATAATTATCTAAACTTTGATTACAAGCAAATGCTGCCCCAAATTCAGAAAGTATTCCAATTGCTTCACGCATTAAGTTACCAACATTAAAATCTGAGAAAAATTGAAGTATATTTTGAATTGCAGATAGTGGTCCTTCAAACAATCCTTCTAATACTCCAATAATTGAATTAAGAAGTGTACCTGCAAATTGTTCTGCCGCACAACTCACAAAACGTTCCACATTTCCAATAGTTGAATCTAAAATATCATAAACTAAATCTTTCATAATTTCAATTGCTTCACCCGCAATACATCCAAACGCCTCTTCAAGTGCTTTCACAGGTAAAACCATTGCCTCTTGTGCTGCAACTCCAGCAAGGTGTGCTGCTACTGGATTTCCAGTTGCTGCTAATACTTTTGCATAAACTAATTTGTAAAGAAGATCTAACCCCTGTTTTAACAATCCAATCAAAATATCAATTAAATAGTTAAACATTCCGCCAATCAAATCATTGCAGAGAGTAACAATTTTGTCTGCTGCTTGACGAATGACTTGTCTTATTCTTTCAATATCACCTTGAAGATTTCTTATCTTACGAAGAAGATTTTTTACAATCGATTGAATTTTATCAATTCTAGTATTCTTGGTAGTGTTTGCTAGAGGAATCTTATTTCCAATCGCAGAATTTTCTGAAAATACTTGATATCCTACTTTTTGAGATATTGCGTCTGCTTGCTCTTGTGTTGCGCTTACTGGAGATGGATTTGAATCTTGTCTTAGTTCATTTGTTTGATTGGTAGTAACTTTTGCTTTTTCTACTTTACTTGAATATCCAGTAAAAGGAACAAATGGTGACTGATAAGTTGTTGAAGGGACAGAAAAAGATCTACCGAATGTTGCTAAAATAACTGGAATTTGAGCATTATCACCATCTAAAAAGAATCCCAAGACCGTATCGCCTGGTTGCAATTGCACTCCTGTAGAAACATTTGCAGCACCACTACCTGCCGTAGTTGGAATCAAACATTGTGCCCAAGGAAGATCCTCATTTGGAAGTTCTGCTTCACTATAAGGATGATAACCTAAGATTCTTACTTTAAATCTATTTCCCCAACCTTCTCCATCAACCTGCCCTCCCATAGCAGAAATTGGCGGAATCTGCCCAATCCACCAACGAAATCCATCTCTACCAATAAAATTACTTTTAAGAAGTGATTCGTCTATCATTTATTATGCCTTCTTATTGATTCCAAAAGTGTCTCTTACTAATTTCATAGAGGTATATGAATTATTTACATCAAAATGATGACACAATTCCTTAATCATATATAGTCCACTAGTTTCAGTGTCATATTCTTTTGCATCTGATTGTGTAATCTTTGGAAATTGACACTCAATAATATCCCCTGCTCTCAGATTTGTATTTGATGGTACAATTACATTCAAAGATTGTGTGAATAAGATATTATATCTCATTAAAGATTGTGATTGATATAATGTCTGATCAGAATTAATCTCTGTTGAAACTGAAGGATCCATTGTTCCAACATCATATACTGCAGTGATGATTCTTGTTGGCACATCTCCAAGTGTTAAATCAGATCCTTCAGATAATGGCGGAAGTTTTATTTGACTACCTAAATTACTTGTCTTTCCAGAATAGTTTTCAAGTTTAAATGTACCTTCTTCTGGACTAGAGAATGAAAAGTCTAGTGGATTAAAAAACATTCTATGACTTGCATAAGTACCAAGTTTTAGTTTTTCAATTAAGTTCTGATTTTTTTCAACATGGTAATTTAAGATTTTAAAATCATTGTTTACTTTCATTTCTTTATCATCATATGAATCTTGCGATTGTGTATAGGTATATGTTGCCTTAGGTGTTTGTTCTAATAAACCATCAATTGATCTAAATTGAAATCCATCTTGTGTTTGATAGAATAAAAATCCTGCGGTTCCACTTCCAGATTTTTCAGGAACTCCTTTCGATGCTAACCAAACTAATATAGTAAAGGGTTTTCTTAAATTTCCAATAAATCCATATTTGTTGGAAGATTTATCAATCTTTCCTATTTTATTAGTCTTTAAGTAATCTCTTAAAATACTTTCTACAGAATCATTGATAGAATTATCAACTTTAAATTTTTTACCAACTCTTACGGTTTCGTTTGTAATTGCCTCTCTTGAAACTAAATGTAATATAAAACTTTCCCTATTTGATTCTGCGATTACATCAGTAATACTAGACACATAAAAGTAATCTTCTACTCTTTTTGAAAAATCCAATCCAGGATTTGTTGAAGAGTTTCCTGCAATTTTTAAAGAAAGTCTTTCTCCACCTCTAAGAGGTAATCCATTATAAATTGATTGTTTATCCCCGTCTGGATTATTTTGTGGAGCAATCACATTTCCATTATCAACTACTTTAATTTTTGCAGTAATTGTGGGAGAAAATACATCTTCATAATATTCAAAGAGAATTGCACCACCTATAAGACCAACAGATCTGGATCTATCATTTGATTCTAAAATTAATTCATCGTATAAGGACTTTTTAATTGACATTATAGGTATGCTAGGTCGATTAGAAGTTTATTCTTAATAAAATTATTTAACATCTTAAATTCACTTACTATTGATGTAATAGAAGGTTGTTGTTGAGATGGATATGATGCTTGAGGAACTTGTGGTTGAGTAGCATCAATGAGCATAACCTGCGATCCTTTTCTTTCAGGAGTCATTGCAGCAGGTTGCGATTGTTTTGGTTGTGCTGAGATTTGTGCAGGAGTTTCTGTTTTAGTGTCTTTACCTGGTTGAGTATTAAATGGTGCAAATCTACTATACTTATTAAGAGCATCAAATCTTCCAGTTATTACTCCACCATTCCATCCAGTTCCTGTTTCCCAATGTAAGTGTGGTCCGGTAGTTCTTCCAGTCATTCCAACTTTACCTATTACTTCACCTTTTTTTACAGATCCACTACGCTTATAACCAGACTGCATGTGTCCATATAAATGATAAATTCCAAGATTATCTTTCATTACCAAAAAGTTTCCCCATCCTTTTTCATAATCAGAATCAACAATAATACCATCAGAAATTGCTCTTAATGATGTTCCTTCCTTTACTTGCAAATCAACACCACCATGACCTCTTCCCGCACCAAGACGATCACCAATCATTGGATTTACAGGAGTGGATGGTGGAGGTGATATTTGGGGAGTTTGAGTTTGTGGAGTAACTGTTGGTTTTTGTGGTTGTCCTGATGAAGGTTTAAACGATTTAATAAACTCATTATGTTTCCTTCTTCTTTCAGCGTAAACACTTTTAGATGGATTTTCCCAGTTTCTCATAAAATCATCAGCTGCTTCTTCTGGAGTACCAAACTGTTTTTTTAGATATAATGGAGTATTCTCATCATTTTTTATAGCATAATCTAGTTGTGCTTTCCAATTAGTTTTATAATCTGGAACTGCTTGTAAAAATCTTTTTTTTCTACTAGGAAATGTATATTGAAATAACCCAATACCACCTGTTCCTTTTCCAGTCTCGTCAGCATCAATTCTAAATTCACTTTCTCCTTTGATATTTGCTAAAATACCGAGAGCATGTATATGAGAAACTCCCAATTGTCTGATATACGCATACGCTGCTTGCGGATTTAAAACTTTTCCACCAGCAGTAGTTTCTTGTCCACTATAAGAAGGTATGGGAGACCCTGCAGTTTCTTGTTGAACTCCAGGAAACATTGTATCTGGTCTTTCTTCATCAAGTGCAGGTGCTTGCTCACCAGTTTCTAATGATTCTGTGAGTGGTGTAGTAAAAAGTTTAAAAGTGTCTGTAATATTAGTTCCTAGGTCTTGAACTGCAAGATTTAATTCTTCAAAAGATCTTGCAACAGTTCCCTCTCCAGCAAACTCATCAAAGTCTAAACGAAGAATTGAGTTTAAAGAATATCCTAAAGTATCACCAAAATATTTGATTATATTTTGCATATTATAGACCATAGTATACATAGATCTTCCAAAAGAGTTAATCCTAGATATGAACTCTTGACCCATGAAAATCCATGTGGGTAGATTTTCTACAATCCATCCAGCAAATGTAAATCCTAAAAATCCCAACAATCTTTCTAGAGGTCCTTTTTCACTTCTTGATGAAAAAGAAAGTCCTGCTTTTGGAGATGATGATACTCTTGTAGATTCAATTTGATCTTCAAGTTCTTGCCTTTTAGATGCCTCTTCTCTCCTGGAACTTAGAATATTAGACCTTTCAAATAACTGTCTTTTAACTCTAGTATTTGTAGCAACAATTCTAGAAATATTTCCTACGGATTCATTTACTGCTGAAGTGCTTTTTTTAGTATCAAATAAAGTCTGAGAAATACTTTTAATATTAATAGACGATCTTTGAAGAGACTCTAATATTGCTGCCATATCACATCACCACATTATAATTTAACTGCGAATATAAAACATAAAAATTATCAGGATTTGCAGAGTTAATTAAAGGAACATCAGACAAAGGACCATTCGTTAATGGGGGATTTGATTGTTGCTGTTGAGCACTTGATGTTTTAATCATTGTCAAAGATGGTTTTGGTTCTGGCAATTGGCCAACTTGTTGAGGTTCCTTAGGAGGTGTTGTCATTTGTGCAGGTGCTATTTCTGCACTTTCAGTTTTTGGTGGTTGATTCATATTGACAGAATCTTTTAACTTCATTTCACTCCAATCATATCCTTTTGATGATGCCCAGGTTTTTGCTTGCTGTTGTTGATCCGGAGTCATTTTACTCCAAGCATCTTCAATTCTTCCTCTTGCCATAGGGTTATTACGATATTGCCATGCTTGTTCAAATTTTTTCTCCATGTCTGGAGATGGTGGAGGAGTTGATGGTTTTTGTTCGCCCATCATTGGCGTTTGAGGTTGTGCAACCGGAGGTGCTGGTGGGTCTACTGAAGTTTCTGGTTTTGGTGAAGATATAGGAGGAGATGTTGGTTTTGAAGATGTTGGTTTTGAAGATGTTGGTTTTTTCAGTTTTTCTAATTCTTTTTTTGCAGCTGCAGCAGCATCATTGACAATTTTATCGCGCTCATCTCCAAAAATATTTTTACCAAAAGCTTCCGCAATTTCATCTAAAGTAAATGCAACTCCTGCAACTTTAGCAACTATTCCAATGGGACCTGGCGCTTTTGCAAATAAACTTAGAGCTCCTAGCACAGCATCAGTATATTCTTTATTCTTAGCATTCATTGCTGAACTAAGAAATGTAAGAACTTTTCCAAGTCCACTAAAAACTCCTCCACCTGGTTTTGGACCACCTGATTTTGGTCCACCTGGTTTTGGACCACCTGATTTTGGTCCACCTGGTTTTGGTCCACCACCAGGGCGAGGAATCAACGATGCAGCAAGTGCAAGAGGTTTTGCAATTAAAAGTTTAGTTAGACCCGAAGCAATTCCACCAATTGTTTTTTTGATTAATGAAAATCCTGCTCTGATTGCAAATAATCCACCAACTGCTATTCCAACATTTTTAATAATATTAAATCGAATTTCATTGAATAATTTTGTATTGCCCTCTTCAGATGCCTTTATTGCTTGAACAGTTTGATTTGTTAACCATCCACCAAATAAAATTCCAAGAGCTGCACCAATTCTACCAAAGATATCATTTACTTTTGGAACTAATCTTTGTACTGGTTCAACAACTGCATTTTGAATTTTTTGTTCTATTTCACTCTCTTTTCCAATTCTAATTTGACGCTCTGCTAACCTTCTTTCTTTTTCCTGTTCTACTCTTAATTTGCTTTGATCTTCTGTTGCATCTTGTTGAAGAAGAAGTGCAATACCAGAAAGACCAGTCCCTAACTTTACAATATCTGTTCTTATTGCTTGGAGCGTTGAATTAAATCCTAAGAGAGCTTCATTTTGTCCTCTAGATAATTCTGCATTTTGAGCGTCAGTTTGCGCCCTTCTATTTTCAATATTCTGAAAGACTGATGTATCAATAGTAGACTTTCTTAAAAGAGCAGTTCGGACTTCTTGAGACAAAGGAGATCCCGTAACTGGATCGACACCAGATCTACCAACTTTTTCGGGATCTAACTCAGCCATTTGATTGGTTCTTTAAGTTTTCTTCTTCAATATATTGTTTCAGAAGAGCAATATAAATTTCTCTCTCCCAAGGTAACATATTTTCTATCTCTGTCAATGAGTATTTATGATGCTGAACTAGAGAAAAGTTTGTCTTATAATATGACTCAAGAGATTCATGAGCCATTCCTAGGCGAAAAAACTTGACAGTCCTTCCAATAAGACTTCACTTTCAACTTTTGTGTTTGGATTTTTAATTTTAATAGTATGTGAAAGTTTAGGCATTGTTGAAAAGAATTTTTCAACTTCTTTAAATTGTTTCGAACTTAATTGTTCAATGAACTCAGATAACTCTTTTTGAGTACAATCAGATGCAGACCAAGACTCTTCTTCATTATATACCTGTTCCATACAAGAAATGATAAGATTAAATGTGTCATCAACACTCATATTAAATTCATTTCCAAAATTAGATTTAATAAATTCATTCATTGATGGGTATTTCATTCTCAAAGTTAAATTATCGTCAAGTTTAATATCTCTTGAATGATTTTCACTAACGCTAATTTGAATATCGTCAAGATTAATACTTACAGGAACTTGAGTTTGTCCATCGTCAGGGCAAGTGATTAATACATCAACTGTTTCTCCAACAGACTTTCCACGAATATTTAAAAATAGATATTCAATATCAAAAGTTGCAAGTTGCTCAACCTTAATTCCTCTAGTTAAAATACAATTGCTGATTACAGTTTTAACAGCATTTGCAATTTGCTTTGGATCTTCACTCTCCATTGCAATAATAAGAATTTTTTCCTCTTTTACAAGAAATGGGCGATATTTAATTTCTTTCTTAAGGGATGGAATTTCTAAAGAATAAGAAGGAGTTGTAATTTTGGGTAACATTTTCAATTACAAATATGATCAAATTATTTATCTATTATTTGTAGATCCATAAAGAGATTCTGCTAAAGTCTGTCCAGAAGGAAATAGTTCTACTCCATTCGAAGGTATAGAACCAGGAGATCTTGGAACCAATCTTGGTTTTGGTTGAGAAACTGGTTGAGGTTGAGGTTGAGAAGGGAGTTTATTATTATCATTATTTCTATTATAATTTACACTATAAGACTTTCCAATCACATAACGATCAATTTTAAATGTTACTTGCATCTTCAATACATCAGATTGACCATAAGAAACTGGTATAGATGCAATGTTGTATGGATATAAACCAACAAAGGTATATTCTATTTCTCTTTTATAGTCACGATCAAATTTAATAATACTTGTTCTATTTGACTTATAATATTCAGGGTATTGCATTCTTATGAAATAACCTCGATCAACATTACTATTAATTGCTAGATTATTTCCATTGATTGGATTGGAAGATCCACTTGCAATAAACTCCATCCAATGCTCTAAGAATTTTAATGTATTATAATTATTGTCGATATAAAATTCCAGACTTATATCCTGATAGATTCTTCTATGGGCAAAAGTTTCAGTAATACCAATATAGTTGCCTGCAATATCTACAGTTGCAAGTTGTGTTGTTGGAAGTACTGCATTATGACAGAGTAAACCAGCATCTTCGGCAATAAACCTTGATGTCACTCCTCTTTGTCTCAAATAACTTACCAGTTCTCCAGGAAGTCCACCAAACTTCACCTCATAGTGAGAAGTTTGTGCGAGGTTGGTGAATAATGGTTTGATATCTGATATTCTGCGTGGTAGCGCCACTCTAAATACCTATTATGAGTTTCTTGTTGTAAGTATTTAGATGTCATATAAAGGAAAATTTAAACCATCAAATCCAGAAAAGTATCGTGGAAATGTTTGTAATATTATCTACAGATCTTTATGGGAACGTAAATTTATGATTTATTGTGATACAAATGAAAAAATAATTGAATGGCAATCTGAAGAAAAAGCAATTCCCTACCGTTCTCCATTGGACGGGAAAATTCACCGGTACTACCCTGATTTTCTCATAAAAGTAAAAGAGTCTGATGGTACTATTAAAAAATATATGATTGAGATTAAACCATCAAAACAAACGGTTCCTCCAGTCAAACCTCAAAGACAAACCAAAAGATATATCAGTGAAGTCTATGAGTATGCTAAAAACCAATCAAAGTGGGAAGCAGCACGAGAATGGTGTGCTGATCGTGGATATGAGTTCAAAATCATCACAGAACACGAATTAAATTTAAAGTAAAATGGCACTCACAGGATACGAAAAACCATTAGATCAATATTTACAGAAAGAATTAGTTGAAATTGCTGAAAAATATAGCATATATTATACAACAGCAACTGGTCAAGGTAGAATTAGTGGTTATCAACGATTAACCAAAACTCAATTAATAAGTTTAATTCGAAATGATCATGATTATAAGAGTGCGAATCCAAATTCACCTAAATTACCAGGAACTGATCGAACAGGAAATAGATTCTCAAAGTTTAAAGAATCTTTATTTGGAACAGAGTCACCAGAAGAGTTAATGGATGAAATATTAACAATTGCAAGTGATACAAAAAGGAATTTTCCAGTTCCTGGTAAATATTATACTTATATCTATTATGCAGGAACTCCAGGAATACTTTATGATCGCCATCCTTTGATTATTGCTGGGGATATTTTACCAAAAGGATTCCGTGCTTTTAATTATCATTGGGGAAAAATAAGACAGTATAATACTGCAGATGGTGATCGACTAGTTAGTGGATTGTATGAATTAACTCCTCAAGAATTTAATACTTTGAAATCAGTCCCTTATGGAAAAATCGTAAGAAACTAACAATAAATAGTTAGAAAAAGTAAATGGCAGAAACATTAAGATATCCTCTTAGTAATATTGGGCCGCAAGATGATTATTTTAAAATACAGGTGATTAAATATGAACCTCCAGGTCTAGGACTGCAAAGTCCTAGTAGTTTTGCTCTTGGAACTACTGAAGACGCTTTAAAAAGAGAGAGTATTAAAAAATCTTTGGCAAATATTATTTTGCCAATGCCAGCAAATATTCAAGACAGTAACGCTGCTGATTGGCAATCTGGGACTATGAATCCAATAGCAGCAAGTTTAGGATCCGCGGCCGCTGAATCTATTTTAAGTTCAAATTTTGTAGGATCATTATTGACTTCTGGAAAACAATTTTTTCAAAGAGTTGGTGAAGCAGTGTCTACGGGAGAAGGCCAACAAGCAGTTGCAGCTGGCGCAGCTGCAGCAGGTCTTCAAGCAGCATTAGGACAAGGAAATATCAATCAAATTATTTCAAGAGCAACTGGACAAGTATTCAATGAAAATGTGGAGATTCTTTTTAACGGAGTCACCATGCGCCCTGCATTTAATTTCACATTTGACATGGTTCCAAGAGACAATAAGGAATCTGCAGTAATTAAAACTATAATTAGAACTTTTAAAAAAAACATGACTCCTCAAAAAGGAACACCAGATCAAAATGGTGGTGGTCTTTTTGTTTCAGCACCAAATGTCTTTAAATTGGAATATATGAGTGGAGGAAGGCAACATCCATTCTTGCATACTTTTAAACCATGTGCTCTCACACAAATGAGTGTTAATTATAATGGATCTGGACAATATGCAACATATGCTGATGCAACTCCAGTTCATATGCAATTGACTTTACAATTCCAAGAATTGTCACCAATTTATGCAGAAGACTACAAGAGTACAGATATAGGAGTTGGATACTAATGACATACTTCCGCGAATTACCTAACCTAGAATATCAATCATTTTTACCAGATTCAAAATCCTCTGATCAATACTTGCTTGTTAAGAATCTATTTCGTAGAGTTAAACTTCGTGACGACTTGCAGAATGTCTTCACTGTCTTTGATAAGTATCAGATTCCAGATGGGTCTAGACCTGAATTAGTCGCTCAAGAACTTTATGGTAGCACTCAGTATGACTGGGTTGTGATTGTATCCGCAGGAATTACAAGACTAAGAGACCAATGGCCACTTTCAGATAGACAAGTCTATGATTATGCAGAGTCAATCTATGGCAATGATTTAAATGGAATTCACCATTACGAAACTACAGAAGTTAGAGATTCGGAAGATAGACTAATTCTCCCTGCAGGTCAAATTGTTGATGCAGACTTTAAAATTTCTTATTATGATAATGGAAGTCTTTATACAAATGATGCAACAATACTTGGATCAAATGTAGATTATATTCCAAATCCTGTTATTGGAATTAGTAATTATGAATATGAAGTGAGAAAGAATAATGATAAGAGAGGTATCTATGTATTAAAACCAAGATACCTACAGCAAGTTATTAATGACACAAGAAAAGCGATGATTTATGATAGGTCATCACAAT